TGCGCCCGGACAAGTCGCTTATGTCCCCCTCGGCCGCCGCCATGTCCCCCGTGCTCGCCTTGCCGTCCAGCGCGGTCTGCAACCCGCTCACCGCCGCAATCGCGTGGACATTGACGTTGGTCTTGTGATCAGCCAGGTCGGCCTGAACCGCCGCCGCGCTCCCCGTCGTTCCAAACCGAGCATCGCTTTCAACTTTTGTCCATGCGTCCGTGATGCCATAGCCACTTATCGTGTCAGGCGTTCCGGTAATCGTTGACCAGTCCTGATCGTGTGCCAGCGGAGTTCGCGCATCTGTCAGGCGGCTGTCGCCCTCATAAATAATATCGTTCGTAATTCCATACCCGACAATACTGGCCGGCGTATTTGTGATATTCTCCCAATCCCTAAAATACGACGGATCATTGTCCTGCCATGTTCCCGCCCAGTTGCCGGTGTTGGTCGTTACGCCATCTTCGGCAATATGCGTGTCAACTTTGTTGGATAGCCCACCGATCTGGCTGGTATGCAGACCGATTGTGTTTTCGGCGGTATCCAAGTCGTTTGAAATCGCTCCAATCTGTCCAGTATGCAATGCCGCCAACCCTTCCACCGTATCCACATCATTACTGGTCGCCGCATAGTCAACCTGCTTGGCATACGTAGTTTCAACATGATTGGATAAAATGTTGATATTAGTTTTTAGTATGCCATCAGCATAAACCACATAATTGCTTAATGCCATAACTGTTCCTGTAGTTTCCCATAAACCATCAGGATCAACCCAATTTGGATGCACATACACATATCCCGCAACGGCGTTTGTCTTATAATTGATAAAATAATCTTGGTCATTCAAATACAACGACCATGTTACCGGTAGTTTGCCCTGTGCCAACGAGCGATAGAAATTGGTGGTTGCCCCTGTCTCGTAGGAAAGTAATTCACCGTAATAATTTCCAGGCGGCGGGATGTTTGTTCGCGCTATGCTCCACGATACGTTTGTCCCTGAAACCGTTATGCTCCCCGCCGGCACATCGTAATATATCGTGCCCTGTATCGGCTTCGTTATGCGAAATACGCAAGTTACGCCGGTCAAATCTTGGTCATAGCGGAATGCAAATTTTTGGTCATCGTAACCCGATATTTGGAAATTAAAATCATTGAACGAGCCGTCGCAAACATTGGCCAGCACAAGATCAACCTTGTTCGTTTTTTCGGTTACGAGAGCGAGTGATGTGCCAGCGGCAAGTGCGCCGGCCAGCAAAACTACCATTATCTTTTTTATATTCATGTCGCTTCCTTATACTTTTTTTAAGGGAAAATGTCAAGGAGATTAAATTTCTTCAAGGTATCGTAGTGTTTATATTTCAAGCGTCGGATAAGTCGTTTTCTTTCCTTTGGGTCAACCGTTCTCATCCATTCGCCAATTTCTTTCGGTTCAATTTCCTTGCGCTTGGCTTGGTTAATAAGTAAATTTAAATGAACATCGTTGAGGTGGCGAGTATTGTTTTCTTCTTGTATTGCATCTTGTAATTCTTCCTTTAACTGCATCCGTGTTTTTGTTGTTCCGTCAAGATTTTTTAATAATATCTTGCGCCGCCCCATCTCCTTGCTGTCTTGTTCAGTAATTTCAACAGGGGCACTTACCCGCAATATACGACTTATCACCGGAAGTTTAGATAACATAATGAACATTTTTGTATTAAAAGAATCGTCAGTTTCTATTTCCAATGGGCTTTGTAATCCAGAGGCAATCTCTAAAAACGGGTTGCCACCAGGAAGAATTTTTCCTGCACTTTTACGCAACCGTTCTGGCGACAATCCAGTTAATTTGCCAAGTTTTTTCCAGCCTTCAGGCGTAGAGGCATAATATTCCAATTTTGGATCAACCTTTCGTCCTTTCCAAATATCTTCGTTTGACCAGAAATTTTTGTTTGAAACATATCCTAACAAAGCTGATATAATCGGCGGCAAAGATGTTTGTATATCAGCAGGCAAAGCATTTTCAATCGCCATAGTAATCCTGTGTGGTGATGCTTTTCCTGTTAAATACTTTCGCATCAATTCTTGTCCAATAGCGGCAAAAGGCTGTTGCGCCTGCTCTTTGGCAATAGGAATATAGAAATATCGTTTATCCCCATCCTTATCTGTTTTATAAAAAGGAGTGGTAATAACCCATTTGCTCATTTTTTCTGCATCGGAAATTGAATCATTGGCTTCTCTATTTCTGTAATGGTTGATCAACTCTATAATTGCTCCCATCGTGATTAACTGCGCTGTTTTGTAGATAGCTTCAGTAGGTCTGTATCTAAATGAATCTATAACATTCCGAGTGGCTTGTGTGCCAGCATTAAGATAAGGGAAAAAGTTATCTAAAGTTTTAACCAAGTATCCGCCTTGTGCAAAATCTAATGCAGTTCTGGCAACGTAAGTTGCTTCTTCATTGCTTAATCCTTTTTTTAATCCACGTTCGCGTAATGCCAATCGCAACCAGAGTTCGGATGTTTCTCCAAGCCAACTGCCTATTTTACCAATTTGCCTAATGGTTTCATTGCGAACAGAAGTGTATTCTTTCCCTATTCTTCTACCTAATTGCCCCTGTGTGCTTAAAAAAGCCATCATGCCGCCTTCATCAATATAATCTTTCGTCCGTCCAGTCCGATGAATGGCGTCGTGGAATGTTGCTTTCATATCTGCCGCTTGTTGCGCCCATGCTATTGGTATATGTCGGCTATATCCTTCCTTCGGCCCAACAACAAAAAAGTAATGAAATAAATCTCGTGGTATATTAAAAATACTAAACGCGGGATTATAACCAGTTGCCAGAGCTTTTACTGTAGTAGTTCCGCTTAAATGCTTCAACGCAATAGCAGTTTTATTCTTCAACTGTGGATCTGATTCAACCCAATATTTCATCATGTCTGTCGGGCCAACCATTGTTTGCAGTTTTCCTTTAAGCATTACCCCCACCCTGGTCATATCAGGCGGTAGCTTTTGTTCCATCTCTTGCGGCGATTCTATCTTTAATCCCAAAGCATTATCAGAATGTTCTTTTGCCCAATTATACAATGCTTTGTTCGTTTTGTTTTTTGCAATTCTAGACTCAACGCTGGAAATTGTTTCGCCCAATAAATAACTTGTATCATTAAGCAATGATTTTTCGCTTCCTTTGTCCAACGCATACAATCCGCTGTCTCTTACTGTTACCTTGCGACCGCCGACAGTAGATTCTATTTCAGGGTCAATATGTTGAATGAATTTGCGAGGTGAAAAGTTTTGGTGATTCTTTGCCAAATAGTCATGGGTTTCTTTGTCAATCAATTCTGCTTCAAGAAGTTTGTCTATCTGTTTTCGCATAGTTTCATTCCAGCGTTTTCGGGCAACTTCAAGAGCTTCGTATTCCTTCGGATACTGACGTTTGACCTCATCAAGCCACGCCCTATTTTCTTTTGCGCCTAATCCACCTGGACTTTTAATAACTTCCGGCAACTCTCCTTCGGCAAATAGTTCTTTTTGAACCCCGCGCCGCTCTCGCATTAAATTGGAAATTTCAATCGTGCGGTTTGCTTGCACCATATCATTAAAGAGTTTGTCAAGCCGATGCGGAACAGTCTCTTTAATGTAATCATTCGCTTCATTAAATTCTTTATCTGCTTTTGCGCCCCATCCGCGCCCAAGCACTTTTCGGATAATGACATTCTTGCCATCATTTTCAAGCAATCGTCTTATCATCGGAATATCAGCGCCAAACATAGCAGCAGAAACTTCGTCCCTGATTTTATTAAAAGTAATGCGTCCTTTCTCGCTCGCATCCTTGCGCTGTTGGTCAAACATTCGTTCAACTTTTGCCACATCAGTTTCCAAAGTTGACACTTTTGGTCTTACATCCTTTTCAAATCCGATTGCGCCGGCTGTATTGCGTATTCCACGTTTGCGCTTTAATTCTTCCGGCACGGGCATCTCGTCTATCAATTTCTCTTTTTTAGTTATGTTTTGGCTGGTTTTTATTTCATCAACTATTTCTTTGCGCCCTTTATCAGCAATATCAATGCCACGTTTTTTGGCGGATTCCCGTAAATCTTTTAATGGCTTGACAATCAAATCTTTGTCAGTCAGGACGGGAGCTTCCGGCACGGGTTTAACCTGATCGGCGGCGGGCAATGGCTTTCCTTCTGCCACTAATCTTTGGCGTTCAAGGGTTGATAATTCTGTATCTGGAGGTGGGACAGTAGGTTTCCACAAAACATTATTTTCTAACTCTGTTCTATCAACACCGTATTTTTTAGCAAGAGAAGTTATCATAGCTTTTAGTCGTGGTTGTTCTCTTCCTCGTATCCCCCATTCTTCCACTTGCGAAAGTTTCGTTTCTGCTTCGGCAATAGCCTTTCGCATAGGTTCGGAAACAGTAGCCCCCGCCTCGCTCATTTTAGTAGTAATGGCCTTTGCCTTTTCTGCTGTTGGTTTTGGGGCGGGCAGGGGCAAAGATGGTTGTTCTGATATGGGTTGCTCTGTTTTAATCGTTTTTAGAGGTATTGTAGCGCGTTCTTCGGCTATCTTGGCCGCCCCTATCCTCTCCGCCTCACCCGCTCGCGGCGGCTCAACTCTCGCGCTGGCTTCCACCCGGTCTTGCGTAATGTCCCGTAAAGGTATGCGTCCTTCCGTTCCTGCGACCAGTCCTTCTTCGCTAACTGGCGTTTCAACTTCCGCTCCAATTCTTTCGGCATCTGCCACCTCCGGTTTCGTTATGGGTTGTTTTGCCTGTTCAATTTTGGCAATTCGTTCGGCAACCGTTTCGGTTGTCTTTGGCAACTCTATTTGCTCGCGTGGCAGAGCTTCGGTTTGTGCGCGTTCAATAGCGGCTTCCCATTCGGCGCGTTCCTTCAACGGCACTCGTTTTATGTTCTCGGCTATTTCCGCTGGCGTTTTGGCAATCTGCTCTATAGCTTCCTTGTTGCCCCGCTTGGCCGCTTTGACCAGTGTTCCGAACATGGTATTGATAACAAACGGCGGCAACCCTTCGGCCAACAATTCGCTCACCCACTCATCGGGTTTGCCTTTAGCCGCTGCCGCTTCCTTTGCCCTAGATATAGAATAATCACCGGATATAGCCCCCAAAGCATTGTTGCCTATGATATTGGCCGTCTTTGCCATCCAGTCTCGCGGCAACTTACTAGCCGGAATTGGCATAAGCATAAGACCGGCGGCATGTGCACCGGCTTTCATTTTTTCAACATCATCGCCTGGTGTTGTCGCGGCCATTAATGTCGCAAATTTTCCAGCTTCAACTATGGCATTACGGGCAGTTGCACCTTTGCCGTGAAATCCTGACACTCCAATCGTTGCCAACAACAGAGCGGTATTGATAGCTGAATCGGCTATCCCCTGCGCCACTTCCGTCGCCACTCCACCTTCTTTGCGTATCTCTTTACGAATTTGCCCTTTGTAGATATTGACATCCGTAAGATAATCTTCAATCTTGCTCTCTACTTTCTTTTCCAGTCCTGCCAGCCCTATGGTTTCTCGTAGTTTTTGAATCGTATTAAGAACAGGCATAACTTGGCCGCCGCGTTCATAAATAATTTTATTGGTATCCAAAATACCTTTAACGCCTGATAAAACAAATTGGTTTATTGTTCCAGCAACCGAATCAACAGTCCGTTGCACATCGCCAATCCAATCGGAAGGGTATATTTGCTGTTCTGGTTCAGGCGGTAAAGCGGCTATTGTCTCTGTTTCAACCGGAGGTAATTCTACTGGTGCTGTTTCTTTCGGTGCTTCTGGCAGCAATTCCGCTACTTGGCTGGCCGGCATCCATCCTTGCGCCGTTAATGTCTGCCGCTTTTCCGGCACTTTCATTATTGTTTCCGGTTCTGGTATGTCAAGATACTCGCGGTAATAGCCCATTTGTATCGGGTCAACTGGTTCGCCTCTATCAATCTTGTCCTGTAAATCACGGATAAGTTGTTGCTCGTGAGCGCGGATGTCGTCAACCTGTTTGAATTCCTGCACCTGCGCCACCCGCTGTTCGGGCGTTGTCGGCCTGAATAGCTTGGCTCGCTCGGCCTTTGTGCTGACAAACTCCGGTTCGGGGATTTCCCCAAGAGTCAATGCGGGGATTTCCAGCCGTTCGTCATCGTAGGCTTGCTGTTCTGGCGATTCACGCCCGCGACCGGCATCAATGGCATCCAGTCTAGATAAAACCCCGCTGGTTTGGCGTTGCCTTGTCTCATCTATTTCATCTAATCTGTCTAAAACGCTTGCCATTACCACTCTCGTTCTTTGGCGATTCTTTCGGCGGTTTCCCTGTCAATCCTGCCCGCCTGATAAGCGGCTACAAGTTCATCTGCATTTTTGAATTGCTCTGGCTGTAATTTTGTCTGTATTGCTTCGCGCCCTGCTGTAAGTTTTTCCACATCCCGTTCTGCACCAAACGGCAATGTCCTTGCCATTTCCTTATCATACCAGAACTTTTGATCTTCCAAACGGTCTATAACATCTCTATGAAACTTCTCTTCCGCCAAAGTCTTTGCATTGTCTAATCTGACTTGAGCTTTCCGTTTGTAAAACTCCAACTCTTCAAGTTGAGCGCGTTTGGCCGCTTCTGTTCCTGGTATCTTGCCAAGTTTCTCTAACTTTTGCATGTCATAATCGGCCTTCCATTCGTCCCTCGCGGTTTTTAAAGATTCGCGCAATTTAATATTTGCCGCCCGATTTTCATTGCGTATGGCCTCCAGCTTTTCTTGTGCGGGCAACTTATCGTATTGCGCCCATTTCAAGTCAAGCGCAGATTTGCCAATTTCAATCCGCTGGCCGGCCTGTTCAATCCGTTGTGCCGCCTGACCTTCCTTCGTAGTTCCATATAATTCTTTTGGAGTTTTGCCAGCCAAGTATTGTTCTGCTTTCATTCCGCGCCGCGCTTCCAACGCTTTCCGTTGTTTAGTCAATAAACCTTCTAACGATTCTGCTTCCATACCTGGAATAGCAGTTTGCAACTGCAATGACTGTTCAATATCTTCTAACGATTTCGGAATATACTCCCCGCCAAGTGTCCGCCGACCGCCTGTCGGCTCAAAACTGACCCCGCCGGATAACCCCGTATGCGTTCTTGCCCGTGGAAACTTGGATGCCATTGCGCCGCTACCGCTACTTGCCCCTCTCGTAGAAACCCTTGTGCCACCCCCACCAGCCCCGACAAAACTACCCCCTTGCGGCACTCGCCGCGTTCCGGGCGTTGTCGGCTGTTGCCTCCGCTGTCTCTGCATCCGTTGAAATTGGTTGACATAATCCATGTAGTTGTCAAATACTACTTTTTCACCCGGCCCTAAATCATCCCACTCCTCTGGCGATAACAGCCGGTCAAAAATACTGAATCGCTTTGGCGTATCTACCGTTCCCGCACCGTAGGGGTTAAATGATAAATCGTATATGTTGCTCATTTGTTTGATTCCTTTTGTTGTTACCAGTATTTATTACTACAATAATTAAAATTATACTCATATTTAACTAAACGACCAGAAAAAGTAGTAGGAAAAAAGAAACCAATTTTCTTTATAATTCCTTTGTTTGTTGGCATTGTAATATCCATGTAAGGATAACTATTGGAAAGTGCTAATGCTTCATCTTCATCCCATCCTATATCGGCATTATAATATTTCTGCCCATTGTTTGTTGTTATATAAATATGGGCTGGAGGAAAAGCATAATAAGTATTCGTATCCGTCATTGCTACTCCTTCTTCCCATTCGCAATAAAGTTCATATTCATAATTTGTGCCGCTATAAAAATTATCAATAGTAGGCTTAAAATAAAAATTTTCATCTACAGTTACTTTAGCAGTCAGTTGTGAAGAAACATATATATTAGTATTAAATTCCGACATAGACCATTGATAAGTTCCCATTTTTTTATACATACCAAAATCATAATTAACTTGTCCTAACGCTGGATTTCGTCCAAATTGTTGAGTAACTGTATCGCTAGCTATAAGAAAATAATGTCCTAGCGCAGACATTCCATAATTATTGGTTGCGCATATATCATAATCTAAAAAATTAGTAGATGATCCTCTATACCAGAGCCATTTTGCGCTTTCTTTAACATCATCAGCGGATAAAATTTTTACTATATTCCACTCTAATTCAACATCATTAAAAATATGATAAGGGTATCTTTGAACCCACGGAGGATTACTAGAAAATTGACCTGGAAACATATATAAACACCAATCAAAATTCCAATTAACACCGCCATACTCTTCATAATAACTATCATCAAAATTAACACCATAACAATTCCCCGTTGTTGCTACTCCATACAACTGAGTCCAAGCAATATGAAAAATATCGCCACAATAAAACTTAGGATACTCCCTTAAAAACTGCCTTGGCCAGACATATCTTGTTGATGCTGGCCTATTAGTATTCAAAGAAATATCTATTGTTGGATTTGTATGAACAATCGTATTTAATGCCTGTAAAACTTTATACCGCTCCTGCAACGCCTCAGCATAAATCTGATGTGAGTAATCTCCGAAAGTAGCTGCGTTTGTTCCTATTGCTGGCACTTGCGTAAATTGATTTGTTTTGTCGCCAATTCCAAGTTTTGCCCATAAACTTGTTACAGTATAATTCTGATAAAAAGAAGACCCACTATCCATAATAATTGTATCTGGATCGGTATAATATGGCACAAGCTGTTTAATGGTCGTATCTAAATCATCCATCATGCTTTTATTAATGTAAAACCCTATAGCATTTGTAACATTCTCGGCAACTCCATTCGTATTTATCCATGTCCGAACATAACTCGGCGGCGATACCCGATAAGCCACCGGATTTGTTTGGTATTGCGTCGCCAAACATCGCTCGTAAGTTCCAATTGCAATCGGAATAACATCAATCTGCTGGACATATTTGCGCTGATTGTCAATGACATAAATCGTCGTGCCGGTTAGCACAATGCCAGTCAAGGCGACCCACCCATATTTTATTTGTTGCCATGAAAATGCCATATTACACCGTACCAAAAGTTCCCGGAATCATAATGTTTCCAATATGTCCAATCTTTGATAATGTCGCCACACTATTCACCAATGTCCACGTATGCAAAATCCGACGATAGGTTAAAGCATCCATCGTTGGCCGCGTTTCGCTTCCGACAATCGTGGGTGTATATCCACTTCCATAAGTGTATTGCACGTAAATATAAAATGTTCCTGCACCTGTTACGGTTATATTTGCCGCCGCTACTGCCTTATACGCCAACATGCTATCCTGTAATTCGCCGGCATTTACCGCTACTACATCCGTAGTCGGCGTTTCAAATCCAAATTCCCAATCTGACCAGTCAGTTATTCCTCCACCATCACCAATCTCCGTTCTATCCAAGCCATTAACATCAAACCATTGGCCTTTGGCTACAGTTCCACAACTCGGATTCGGAGTTACCCGCCGGCGGCGAAGCACCTTGTCGCCAAATGTAATATCGTTCACTTCCCAAAATTTTAATGCCTTTAAGCATTTCCGTATCCTTGCTACTTCCGCCCGTAATCCTTCCAAGGGATCGCGCTTTGATTTATAATTGAATACTGACATTATTTTCCGGCCTTATGTTAATGCCTCAGGATAAATCTGGACGGCACTCCCGTCATCTGTATCGCAATATTCTTCAGTAGATAATGTAATTGCCGGTGTAATTTTCACGGTTGCAATACCTGCCACCGCAGTTGCATTTTCCGTAACCCGATATGTATCACCGCCGATAGAAAATTTTGAATATAGATAGACTGTTTCAGTTGCATTACGAAATCCTGAAATTTTCAAGGTAGTATCATCTTCGGCCGGCGGATTCTCTGTATCTGTTAATAGCAATCCGGCATATTGCGCGGTTCTATACTTGACTTCTGACGTTGTTGCGCGTGCGAATAAAGTCCGATACATGGAATATGAACCGTCCTGCTCGCGTTCATACCAGTTTTCAAGAATAACTGGCGTATCGTATCCAGAAAGCGCGGTATCAAACGACACACTCGTAGTATAGGGATACAGACCCGCAATAGACGTGCTGGCAACATTCATCCAGCGCGAGGTTTCAATAACTGTGCCGCGAGCATAATACATCCAGGCATTTTCATTCTGCTCTTCAACCTCGTAATTATGCTTGACAACAAATTTATTACTTGCGGATAAATCGGTAAAAAATCCTTGTCCTAATGTCTGAATAATTACATCAGAACCTTCAAGGTTTTGCCCGCTGGCTGGCCGACTTTCATTCTTGATAACACGGAATGTGCCGGTTATCGCCGCGCCATTCATATAGGGATTGGTAACGCTCTTTACAGCATGGAGCGTATCAATTATACTCTCGGTATGCGTCCGGCCAATACCGTAAATAGCCCGAACCATAATCTTTGCTGATGGATTTTGCGGATCATCGTTGTATGCTTCCTTAACCCATAAGCCGTCTGCTATTGCTGTGCGCCATTTGTTTGCCATAATGATTCACAATCCATTTTAACGACGATATTGACCAACGCGCCACGATTCATATTGCGAAGGTGATAATGCCTCTCCGCTTTGACCGTATGCTGATAAATATTGGTCGTATTCTTCTTGGTTTGTAGCATACCGTTGAATATCATTAAAAGCACCACGTAAGCTTTGAAAACGTTTATCTTGTTCGGGAGTTAAAGGAATACCCCTTGCCAATCGTAAAGAAAAACGATCTAGTTTATCTTTAATGCCAGCGGAAACAGTCTCAAGATATTCACCACGCATTTCAACATCCATATCACGCATGACACTCATCATGTTCCATAAAAACGGCGTAACATTTGGCCCTGCCGGTTGCTCGGATGCTTGGCTTGCTGTTTCACTTTGATACGTCGTTCTTTGCGGAATGTTACGTTGAGATGGAGATGGAATCGGCCCTACGGGTTTCGTCGGATCAACCGCCGGTTTAGGAGTTCCGGGCCATCCTTGTAACGAACGTTGCATTGAAGAAATCCCTAATTCAGATGCTGGTCTTGGAGGCATAAAATTACCAGATGGTTTCGGTATCTGTTGTGCATATTGCATTTGATCTTCATACAAACTTCTAAAAGCCATATTGTTCTTCCTTTCTATTGTTACTTATTGCTGTATCCCATAATGCCGCCGGATTTTACGTGGCACAATATTGAATTGATATACAAACTCGCGCTCATCGCCGTAATCCGCATCGCAAATTTACGGCAGGCCAAAACATTAGTTAACGGCAATAATGCCAGTCCATTGTCATTCGCTGGCCGAATCGTGAATTTGTTTTCTGTTTTCCATGTGTCATTAATCTTGACATCTATGTTTACTGTAGCATAATCAGACGCATTATATTGATATACCAAACCGATTTGATCAACCACCAACGGTTCCGCTTCCTGCCCCACCAGCGTCCGGCTTGTGAACCTGAATCCGCTGGTATTATAATCGTAAAGTCCAACTTGTTCGCCAATATCAATAATAAATTTCGTCGCAGTTGTATAACCGATTATCCGCCGTTTTTGGAAATCAGCTTTTAACGATGTTACTGTCGCACTAGAAAACGCGCCTAAATTATTCCGTATCGGCAAAGTAAGTTCTTGTATCTGCTGGCCGTTATAAGCAAACACACCATGAGTATTCGCCCAAATCAGCGTGTTATCCATAACGATTACGTCCGCCGCTACCGGCAACCCGCTAGCCTGTTTAAGATATTCGGCAACAAAGCCATCTCCAGGATTATCCGCATTTCGGATGATATATATGTGGTCGGACTTGAATATAGCCACATTGTTGCCGAAAGGAATAACGTTGGTTATATTAGATGATTCGTAATCAACCGGAATATAACCCAAGTCTTGAATGAAATAATTTGAATCGTAATTTGGCGCACCGTAATAGAGCGTCGTGCCGCCGGCGGTTACATATCCCCAGAGTCGATTGTGGGCGTATCTCCACGTGCAAGTTGCCGGCGCGTATGTCGGTGCGCTTACAGTTGCTATGCCCGTCCACGCTGCTCCAGATGACGGCGAGGAGTCTGCATATAAATAGCCGTCTTTGTCAAGACCCATCCCGTATGCCTCTGGAGTTTGTCCATCAACAAGTGATTCTGGCGCAGCGTCTTTGGCAAGCGTAGCTGGAAACTTCTGTGCAATAGGCACCCAATCTGGTTCTAGATTCCCGCGAATTGGCATTAGGTTGTTCTCCTAGTATAACTACTGCCATCAAGGTTCATCGTAAATCCACCAAATTCTGCAATATCATCACGCGCCGCACGGTTCATCAATCGTTGTATGTCCACATCCAAAATTTGCATTTCAGTAACAGATGAATAACCGGCTTCCTGCAATCGCCGGAAAACCATCGTTCTCAGTAGTTCGTGATACTTGACTGGAATCGTTATTGTTCCGCTGGTATCATTTACCTCTGCCGGCAGTTTATAATAAAGGAATGTCAAACTATATGTATCATCAGGAGTCGGGGAAAGATAAAGATTCGTTCCCATGATATAGGCATACGTTGGTGCGCCGGTGGAAGAACCATCTTCGTAGAATGTAGATGAGTGCCATTGGTCAATGGTCATCAGTTCTATTTCGCTGTCCTCTGTGGTGTTGCGAAGACCTCCCTTAACACGATAAGGAGTGCAAAAATCAGACGGCAAAGCAACCGTGCGCGTATCGGCGGTGGTTGTCAGCGTCGCAGATGTGCGTAGGAATCCCCAGTTGCGGGTTACAGCAATTTCATTCTGCGAATCATTCAGGGCAGACCAAAAATCGTTGGCAAAGCGAGTATTGTCCGGGCCTTGTGCAAACCGATATTGCGCCGATTGCAGGAGCGTTTGTGCTGTTGCCATGATTGCTCCTTATTCATGTTTATAAATTATCGTAGTTAATGTCGTTTGAGCATTAGTAACAGAATTCGTTATAATCATATAAATAACTTCGTCCAAAACGCAATATCGTTGCCCATCGTTCGTAAAAGCCACCGCCCCACTGCTATCATGTCCATTCAATCGCGGGTAAAACGATACATTTGTGGAGATAGAATCGCTGTCAAACAAGACGGTTGACGTTTCCGACAATATGTTTGAGCTTATCAACCTCAAATCAACAGGCATCGTTGTTTCCGAAAACTTAATATCTATGCGTTCAATGTATCCTGTAATTTTAGGAGAATTAACTTGATTGGCAACAGCCGTTTTTTGGTCTGATTTCAAAACGACTTTATCCAATGAACCGGCTAACAACCATCCAGTTTCAAGTGTAAAAATTGAAAATATTACAACTAGAAATCTCATATTATTCCTTTCGGGTTTATTAGGAAAGGGGAGGGGAAATCTTCCTCCTCCCCGTCCTTTTACATGCTATACACTTGCTCTGCCATTACGGAGCCACATCAAACGCCGGCGAGCTCACCACAACGCCGTTGTGCTGAACGGTGTTGAAATACAGACCAGCCTGTTCGCCAGTCATCGTGATTTCCAGTGTGCTCAAACCGTCTGCCTTGCTCGTCCAAACGGCATAAGCCGTTGACGCTCCGCCGCCGGCAAGAACAGTAGTGCTGTCAGCCCCAGCAATTGACGTAACGTTCGTCCCAACTGCCGCTCCACCTGCCGACTCTGAAAGCCATCCAGTCAGATGTTGCACTCCGGCAATAGACGACTGGAAAGTAACTGTCGCCACCAAGGCAGCGGTTGTTACTCCTGAAACTTGCGCGATTGGAGCAACATAGTCCGTTGTGGACGATGCCACTGAAACGAGGCCCGCACCATTGGCTTTCAGGATACCGCTTGCATTTCCAGCACCACCATTCGCCAGAGGCACAACACCGTTCAGGTTGGTCGCACTCGCACTCACGCCACCGTTCAAGTCGCCGTCGGCAATATTGGTCGTCGCAATAAAGGCCGCTGAACCAGCAATCGTGGAATCGGCCGCACTCAAGTCAATACCACCGAGAACCGTAAGCATCCGGTCTGATGAATCAAACTTGAGAACGTTGGTATTGCCCTCGTCGTAGCATAGAATATCACCAGAGGCAGCATTTGCTCCGCCATAACCGATGAGCAGGTCTTTTACCAACTCAACACGACCCCTTTGAGTTCCAGATAATGTCATGGAAACCACATTCGTGCCAGTTCCGTCCTGACCATAGATAGCCGCACCATCAAAATATGCCGAGCCAGACACTTGAAGTATACCTTCAATCATCACGTCCCCGCCTGCCGGAGTAAGGGTAAGATCGCCGGATGCCGTATCAATTTCACCCTCAATCTGCACTTTACCATCACTAACCGTAAGGGCATATACGCCGTCGGCATCAATCACCAACGCAGCTTCATCGGCCGTATCGGCAGTATCGCCAGTTCTGGCATCGGTAATCTTCATAAGCGGCGTGCTGGCCGTGCCTGCCTTATTCGTCTGAGATATGTCAATTTCATTGCCCGAAAGCGTCATATTAATATCAACGTCGCTGTTATTGACTTCCAGTTCACCGTTTAGTGTAGATTTACCACCAACTGTTATGTTGGTATTAATCGTGGCATTATTCACAACCAAAGTGCCATTAACACTAATCGTGCTTGCGGTTATAGTTGGTGCGCCTATATTGCCGTTTTTGTCAATATAAGTCTGCGGATTTGCCTCTGTGCCATACCAATTCGCAATGTTGGACTTGTAATCGTTGGCTATTACATTTCCAGCAAGGAAACATGACGCACTCACCGCCGCCAAAAATATCAATGCTGACTTGTAGGGGCCACCACCAACACGACCATCTCCGTCTAAATCAGCACCGAGCGTCTTTTCCATCCAGTTCTTTATTTTACGAACCGTAAATGCAATATTGGCAACTTGCTTTCGTAAGTCATTACTTTTATCACCTATCACTTCTGCTGCTTTTTCAATCTTTATTTCTTTTTTTCCGCTCATTTTTCTATCTCCCTTTTGTGGGGTAGGCCGCCGGATGTTATTTCCGGCGGCCCTGACCTTTTTAGTTGTTGTTAATTACGGCGTGCCATCAGTGCCGTAAATCTGATACCAGTCATACGGAGCATGACTTAACCGGCATGTAATCGTCCACATCTTACTGCCATTACGCGCCGTAACTTCAGGCACAACATCGGGTTCCTGGCGCATGTAAAACCGGATAGGCTTATCTTCGCCTGTAACCCACCATGCCGTGCTAGATGACAGATAATGACCGATGAAATAATCCAACCCGCGAATGCGAATTGCGTTGGTTTCGTTGGTCGCTTTATACGGCGTTTCAATAGACTTCAATATCTCAATCGCTGTCCGCTCAAGAGCAGGCGGAATGATCAGCAATTTCGGCATCACCCGGACGGGATTACCTTGATGGTCTTTCAAACCACTAAAGTTATTAACCGCCGCCCAAAGCGAATCCGCTCCAAGAGTAACATCGGTAGACGGACGATTGGCTTGAGCTTCCCCGCCAGCACCAATAAAGGTAGCATGACTGGTAGCACAAAGCGTTTCGTCTGCCGTGTCGCTCGCGCCCACCGTGCTAACGGTGAACGAATTATTGAGGTCGTAAGCACCTTGCGTTTCAATGCGGTGTGCCATTGCTTTCCCCATACTAGCTGCTGTTTGCTCAATAACAGGGAACCGCGCATCATCCATTGATTCACGAGATGCAATCAAGGTGAAACCGTATTTAACGTGAGTCCACGTGCGAACCGGCCCTTCCTGGAACGCAGTTTCGGGAGCATTTTCATACTCACCAAGAACGTTCGGCATAGGCAATTCGCCATACAGTCCAACTTTTTCATACTGATTCTTTGACCCAAGAACCTCGCACCACCGATTTTTTTCTTCTGGATGCGCGTTAAGGTATTGATAAAACACCTTATTTATTCTTGCATCATAAAGATTACTAACATTTGCAGATACAATAGCCATAACTTATTCTCCTTAATTAATTACGATTGCAGAACTCTGGACTGCATACCACCTAAGAACCGGAAGATCACGCGAGGATTAGTATCTCCAACTGCGCTCACCAGTCCAACAACTTCAACCTTTTTTGTAGTCTCATCAGCAATATCAATATACCAATTATTGCCAGACGCAATAAGGGAATAACCCTTACCAATCTCTGACCCTAGCAATACATAATCGGTAGTATTGTTGATTAATGTTCCTTCAAACAGGTTGTAATCGTTTGCCTCATAATAAGGCACGGATGACCCTGCCGTTCCAGTAGCATCTTTAACTGCTACACCTACAATTTCGGTAGCATCAGTTCCGCCAGCCCAAACTTCAATTTCACCACCATCATAGACAAGCGGCGCACCGGCTTTATAGGTCTGGCCGGTCTCTTCACCCAACTCGCGCTCTTCTATGAATCCTTCTTTTGCTTCCTGTCTATAAATAGACAGGGTTCGTTTTGCATGAGTTTTCGCCATAGTTATTAATCCTTATTATGATTGCAAGGCTCTAGTTTGCTTGCCACCGAGGAATCTAACAATGACGCGAGGATTAACATCACCAACAGGGTCAATTAATCCAACGCACTCTACAATAGCAGGGTTATCCGTGCCAGTCGCAGTAACATCAACATACCAATCGTTGCCGGAAGCGATTAGTGAATAAACTGAACCAACTTCCGAACCCAATAAGGTATATGCGTCAGTTCCCTCTATCAGCGAACCTTCAAACAAGTTATAGTCATTCGCTTCATAATAAGGCACATCCGCCCCTGTAGTTCCAGTGGCATCTTTCACCGCAACACCAGCGATTCTGGTGGTATCAGTTCCGCCAGCCCATATTTCCAACTCTTTGCTAGTCGCATCATAGACAAGCGGCGCACCGGCCTTATAGGTCTGACTGGCTTCTTCGCCAGGCTCATGATCCCATATAATGCCTTCTTTGCCTTCCTGTCTATAAATTGACAACGTTCGCATTACTCGTGTCGTTGCCATACTTTATTCTCCTTCTTAATATTTAATTAGCAGGTTCATCAATAGAACTCCTGCTGGTAACTTCGCTGGAATCGTCTGACTCAATTGCCAGACCGCTTTTTCTAGCCATAGAACGGGCTTCCATTTTAGCATCATCTCCAGCTTTAACGTATTGTCGGGCTTGTTTTTCTCTTCGGGCATTAACCATGTGTTTCGGGCAACACATTAAAATCCTATCTCCCCTTATTTTCATCTGACCATCACCACATTTAGAGTTTTCAAGAGGATTGCCTATAATAGTTTCTTTGCCATTTGCAGGAATATATCCCTTCATAGCAAAATCACTCATTTCAATATCATCGCTTTTGCGCCCCCATCTGTATTCCAAATCAGGCCGTTTATTACCAACAAACCAGGGATCAACGTTGGTAAAATCTGCTACAATATCAGCTTTTTTAATTTTCTTTGCATCATTCATTTTGAACAGTCTCCTTAACCATTAGCATATTGCGGACGATTACGTTTAGCCATTTCTCGCGCTTTAGCCGGGTCAGACCAGTCAACCATCTCTTTCTTTGAAGAAAAGTGATTTTTCCCTTTTTCAATTACTTCACTATCATGCGCCCAATCTGGCAATTTAACACCACGTTGACCAGTTCTTGTTCCGCCAGTGTCTCCAGCTAAATCCCTTTCACGATTTACTTTATCACTCATTGCTTCACGTTTATTGTCTGCAACTGCTTTTCCGCGTCCAATCCATTCAATCTTCTGTTCAAATGTTAGATTCGCAAGATCGGGACGTTCATGTTCCAGATTTTCAACAGCGTTTAACAGTTTTGCTTTTTCAGGGTCAAGAGATACCGACCTTTTGAAAGCCCTATTTTCGGCATCGGCAATTCTTTTTTCATACTCTTGCCTTTCCAAATCACGGTCAAACGCCACATCCCTCACTATTTTTTTAATTGCTTCTTTCGGATCATCTTCAAACTTTTTAGCAACATCGTCCAAATACTCGTCAAAAGTTTTATGAGGAACATCAACAGTCTGTTGTGCTTTCTCAAGATTACGAGTCCTACTAATATATTCCTGATTATCTTTGAGCCGTTTTTCCAAAGCAATTTTAGCTTCTTCTGCTTCCTTAACTTTTGCTTGGAAATCAGCCTTTTCCTTTTCATACTGCTGTTGTAATGCAGTTATTTTATCTTCTGGTTTTTCCTCTAATTTTACCTCATCTGGCAAAATATCGGGCTGTCGTTCTATTACGGGCAATTCGGGCGTTTGATTTTGACCAACGGGTTGATCTTCATTTTCTTTGGGCATTTGCGTTCTCCTGTTTTAGCCTACGGGCATAGCTTCTTGTTACACGGGCACTTGACTTCCCGCCTGAATGTTTCCCATTTCGGCAGAAATAGCTTGACCAGACTCTTCACCAGGCGTGGGGGGCATAGAACTCGCCGGCTGCCCGTTTATAGCCGGGAAAGAGTTTATACCCCCCATCGCGGTTTCTGATCGTTTCAAAGATTCGGTCTGCATAATATGTTGACGAATAAAATTAACGTTTGGATTTTGTTCGCGCTGTGCCTGCCATTCGGCTTGACGATGAATGGATAAATGGACATCATGTAATTCGCCCATCTCCGGTTCATCCCACCGGCCATAAACAAGCAACTCATTGTTTTCCCACAAAGCAGCTTTAATTGCTTGGTCTTTTGCAGGAATAACTACAAGTTCTGCTGGATTTTCAATACCCATTGTTCGCGCAATCCGCAATATCAATCTAGAACGTGCAGTCTGGTCTTGTATCATACCAAATAGCTGTATAAGCCCTTGTATTTTTTCGGTTTTACTCATAACCTCCATGACGCCACGAAGTTCAACATTGTAAATATCATTCAGGTCAAATTGAAATTCTGAACCAACCTGTCCAATCTGGTCAGTTATATCTTCAACTCTCATAAATAAATGAACATATTGTGAAAAACGACGCATATACTCGCCTATTAACGCATCCTCAATAGAAGCCATATCGCTAAATATCGGCGTAGTTGCCGCTACTTTTGCACCCATATACTCACTCGCGCTTGTCCGACCACCCATAGCCGCACCGACAACCGCATCTGTGGTATTCATTATCTCGCGCACCTTTTGTTCGCAATATGAAATGGAATTCATAATAGTGCCAGTCATATCAGTAATTTTAAGTTCCATTAAAGCACTCTGAACGTCTCCGTCAACGGGAATAACGTTTGAATGTCCAAAATTATAATTATCCATTTTAACGCGAAGGGGATCACATACAATAGACCGCCTTAAATTCTTTGATCGGTTGTCAATCATTTGATTGACACTAACGCAAATCTGATCGTAATAAGTTTCAATCTTTTCGCCTAAACTGATAGGATACATGCCAATATCGTCTTGTGTCTGATGCGCGGCAAGAATAGGAATTCCGCTCGGAAATATATTAGCACGTATTTCAATAATGTCGCCAGATTCGGGATCGCCCAACATTCGCACGCGGCATCTAGTTTCAGCCCCATTATCGTCCCATTCACCAGTTTGCTTATTAATAGGCAGATTAACCCAATGAACCCAATGTTTATATTGTCCTTTTGTTCTATCCGTTAGTGTCCTATTAGCATTATCAAAACGATCTGATTTTGCACTAGTGAATTGTGTCGCATTTTGCGTCTCTTTATATTTTTCAAACTTGTCGTGAAGGCTCTGGTCGCCATCCTTCTCAAAAATCTTAATCTTGTTTTTCTTAATATCTGAAATAAGTTTTGTCCACGTAATAGGAGTCCGCACCGCAATTAATGGCTGTGCATCAATCGTATCAATGTTTTCGTCCAGATATAAAGAATCAAGCGGGATAAATTCAAAACGTGGTAAATTGTTTCTGGTAACAAGTTTGGACTTACGTTCTCCAGATTCTTTATCTCTATAATCCATATCTATGACTTGTTTATCCCATGGAATCCCAACAAACGCAGTCCCATTTTTATAAATATCATAAAGGCTTTGTTTAAGATTACCCTTAAAATTACTCTCCCGCATTGATTTTCGCACAAGCAATGTCATTATCTCTGCATTACGAGCCCGGACGGTATTCTGCCCCTCGTTGTCCATAATGCTGGTATAACCATAGGAATAATTTTCAACATTATCTGTCATGGTTTTAAAAGCCATAGACACGAGTTGATTAACAGATATATGAAAAACGCCAGTTGCTTCATTTGCTCTATTCTCTTCCTTAACAGACGAATCCGGTTTAACGCGATACATTTGGTCATTTTTCTGCCAGATTGATTCAAGTTCTTCCCTGTCGCTGATATTAGAAAACAAACTGCGTATTCTCTCTTTTGTCTTTTCGGCAATAGATTCGTTTTCGGCGTAATTAGGGAATAACTCTTGGAGTGTCTCGGCAGATGTTTCCGCCAAGTTCGGTGGCTGTGGTATTTCCGGCTCGCCTATCGCCGTATATGGAATATCAATGTTTTCCATGATTACAAAAAAACCCCGTCAAACATTTCTTTTGTTCAAAGAAACACAAAACGGGGTATGTTCCTATTTATCTAATAAAATGATATAACAGTAATCTAATAAAAAGTCAAGCAAAAAAATAAAATTATTTTCTCAATCCAAAACGCACAAAATATCCTTTTCTTCAATCAACCTGCATTTAGTATCATTCTCAACACAAATCATTCCTTTATTTGTCTCAAAATATACACGCTTTTCTGGTTTAACCATCTTGCAATCAACACCAGTTCTAACCACGGTTCCCCAAGATGCACCAGATTCAGTCTTATCTGATAAAACAATATCTCCTGTCCGGCCACTTGGCCTATCCATTCGTATCATAACCCATGCACCCATCGGTATTATACGCTCTACATTGCCAGCAACTACATCTATCACGATTGTTGCCAGAATGTATTTATCCTCGGTAATTGCCATATTGCGTTCATTAAACGGTAAAACGGTATATTCCTTCCAATAAAGAATCTGATCGCCTTTAACAATGTTTTTAACACCTTCTCCAATTTCAACCACTTCCGCCCGACTGCCGCGTTCACGATACACTTCAGGTATTATAATGCCACCCTTTTCCGCGATTTCATCTTCGCGCTTTATCAGCACGTGTTTTGCCAGGGGAATGAAGTTGTCGGGTATATTATCCATTTTTTGCCCTTTCTTTTTCCATTAATTCAATTTCCCTGCGTAGTTCTTTGATTCGTTGTAATATCAACGATATTCCATAAACTGTTCCAACTTGCTTGCCGTTATTAAAAGCATCACCTGTTATTCCTGAAAGACGATCGTATCCCTTACATAATATAAGCCAACTCATTTCAAGTGCCTTGAAACCATCTCCGTTAATAAATACAGCAATCTTTTCCAACTTATCTGCATCAAAATTTTCTAACATTTTATTTTTCCTTTCTTATCTAATGACAAATCCTTTCTTCTTATAAAAGAAATATCACATTCACTACCATCAACCATTTGGCCACTCCCCATAATTTCATAATTAAGACCATCCAGCATTTTCGCAATTTTATGTCTTTCCGCTGGTTCTAATGCCGGCCTGACAGTCATATCATATATAGTTATCTCTTTTCTTATCATTTTTAAAACCCTCCGTATTTACTTACATTCTGAACTTTTACATACACATTTTCAAATTTATCACCAAGATAAGGTGGATTCGCGCAGGCAATATATTCAGTCGCATCAATCAGGTGGTCGTCTTTATTCTGTTTAACCTCTTTGGCGTTATGTGTTTCGTTGCCAAACACCCTTTGAGATACTACGCACCGCTCCCATTCAAACTTCCATTTAACACATTTCCTGGAAATATACATGCGGGGCGCACCTGGCTTCCCCGTTACCATGTGCTTTCGGTTCGGGTCAATTCGCAACATAGCCCGTAAATTTTCAGCACGAGCTTCTTGTTTTAACGTAGTGCTTTCACATACGCGTAATCCATTAATCTGAAAAAAGAAACTAATAGGACGTCCCATTCCTCCGGCTGATTGAAAACTATGCCAGTCCAACCAAGTTCTTACATACCGCTGGCGCACGACCACTTCCTCATAGCGGTCATAATCCATCCCGCTTTTTTTATCATGCACACGCTCTATCAACTGCCGCTTATTACCACTCTGCTCAATAATAGCCGGTGCATGTTCAACCGCATCCTTGCCAGACTTATAATATTCGTCATACATAAATAAATCGCCGTTAGGACTCACAGCCCAAAAGCCAACGGCTGTTGGATTCTGATATCCATAATCAATAGACCGATAATGAGTCCATCCCCTTGTCTTAATATCATCGTATGTCCAGTCAATAAAATGAATGTCGCGTTGAACTTCTGGATAAAATAATCCGCTTACCCTCTGGAATAACCCATAGTATCGCGCTTCCCCTTCCCTTATCGCCTCTTGATCTCCTATTTTATGAGGGATCGTTATATGTTCCATGTATGCTTTTTTCTTCTGTTCTTTATCGTAAATATAATCAGGAACATCATCCACCGTGATGCGTGTTCTCAATACTTTATGTCCCCGCGTATTCTGCCCTGTCCAGATATCGTAAAGCCAACTATTAATTCCGGTATCAGGCCGGCCGTCCACTTTATGCGGCGTAAAAGTTAAATCAAAAAACATACCACCTTCTCCGCGATTGCGTTGATTTAACTCTGTAAAGAAAGATAATGGCATCTGTTCGTCGCCTAACACTTCTGTCGCTTGAACACCAGCACATACACTTGCTTTTTGCTCATAAACCAAGAAGATTATTTTACTACCGCATTTAAGAGTTATACGCGGATGAACATTCCACGTAGGTTCTTTTGTTCCACCAATCGTAGGAAGGCGATAATCTCCAAGCTGATTCGCCGGAGTCCACTTTTGAATAGCAGGCCAAAGGACATCTTTTAACTGTCCCCTATCATATCCAAGCACTACAAGAGTCTTTGGCCCCTGCCAATCATAGAATTTAATGCCATTCTTGAATATCTGCCAGTCCTCTTTACATGGTATAATTTTGAGGATTTTTTTAACAACACCATGCGCTGTTTTACCAACACGATTAGGAGAACAGCATATCCCTATACCGTGTTCCCTATCATTTATCCAATCTGCCGAACTGACTAACTGAAATCCGCAATCATGTCCAAATCTATCCTTGCCGTGTGGCGCAAAAAATTGTAATGCGTTTTCTGTTTTTTTTCTAACAAGGGCTTTTAACTCGCGCTCCAGCTTTTGGTTCTGCTTGATTTCTTCATAGGTAAATTCAATCAACTCATTTCCCAGCCAAAGTTGAAATAACTTTAATTGTCCTTCTTGTTCCATTATTTATCCAAACAATTATGCGCCCAAAACGCAAAAAATAAAATCAGTAATAATTGCCAATCATAAAATGCAAGAGCAAAAAAAACATGCCTATCAAACAAAATACTCCTGCAATTTTCTTTGCTTTTTGTATGTTTTTCATATTACGCAATCAAACTTCCCTTAAATGTTCTCATTCCGTTGACCGAATGTTTAACAGGCACATCCCAATCCACATACATATCTACTCCATACTTAATTGCCTGTTTTGCAAAAAAATAATCTTCCGTTGACATTCTATCTTTACCAATCATCTCCGGCCCGAAAAACCACGGATAAGGGATTTTATCAAATACATCCTTCCGAATAATAACCATTTCTCCGCCATTGGCGGCAATCTTTTCAACACCGGTTTTTTTAATAGCATCCTCGTTTTTAACTGGACGAAATGCGTCTTTATCAGGATCGTAATAATCACATACATGGCACATGAACGGATGGCACCTGCCACTAGCCCACCCACCAACAATAGGTAAATTATGGTTTATCAACTTCATAATATCACTAGGATTCCACGCAATATCGTTTGAAAGAATGACGAAGTAATCCGCCTCCCATTTCCTATATTCAGTAACTATCATTGTCAGGGCGTTACATGCCCACTGCGCGGTGCTGGCCGATAGCCGCACTTCCGCCCCTTCTGGAAACTTTGTTTTCCACAAGCTAATAGCGAACATGAATTTGCAGTCGTCGTTATAATTTGGAACGCAAAGTCCTATTTTCACGGATTTAATTCCTTTACTTCGCTGTTTATGTCAATGGCCGGTTGCGGATCATCATCATCTGTATCATCATCGCTTTCGTCAGTTTTACGCTTATATTCCGTAACCCGCATCTTTTTCTTGATTGAAAAGATAAGTTCGGTAACATTCTCATCCTTATGTTCGCTTGGTTCCTGCGCCTGTGTCCGTGCTGTTCCTGCGCTATCCATCAGGTGTTTGATAGAAGCCGCCTTCTTATCGTCTGGAATATTGTCAACATCCATCTTCTGCAATAACTCCACTACCCGACGTTCTGACATATCAGCAATGGCAAAATTCCGCCCAAGCCGCGCCGCTTCAAGTATATCACGATTATCAACTGAACACTGGCGCACGTAAGCTGGTGTTAAATTTAACATGCTGGCAATTTCCGGAGCAGTATAGAATGAATGTAGAAACGCTACAAGCCGAGACCGTCGGCGAGTATTCATAGACCGAAAGGTATCGCTTAAATTGTTTGGCTTTAATAACGCGCCCACATCACCGTGCGGCACAATGGCATCCGGGTGTTTGGAATAATTATATTTTTTAGTCAAGCCAATTCTCCTTTTCTCTTTAGGTCGCTTCGGGGGAATTACAAGACGTTCTTTTACCCAAGCTATCTCCTTCTTCCGAAGTTCGCGTTGTGCCTTGTTCATTATTAATTATCCAAGTTCTGTCTTTAATAGCCGCATCGCGGAGCATAATCCATGACTGACCGGGGGATTTTTGGCGGGTGAAGAATGTCTTGCCACTACCATGAAAATGTTTATCTGATTTCATCAGTAATCTATTTCGGAGGTAATATACTAAAACAATCAACATAAGTAAAGAAAAAAATAAAATAATTTTTTATTGACAAAAAAACAAAATCTGATATATTTCCGTTAATGAGCGCATGGACTTCTTTCATTGTTTGTAATTTTGCTCCCCGTCGTGGCATGATTCCTCCTGGCATCCTGCGCTCAAAACACGGCGGGGAGTTCTTTTATAACAAGGTAAAACGTTATGACGTTAAGTGAAATTGTTGCTGTCTTTGACGCAAAACAGTGTAGCAACGGATTTTTAGCTCACTGTCCGGCACATGACGATAATCGTTCATCACTTTCAATTTCACAAGGAAATAACGGAAACGTAGTAATTCATTGCTTTGCCGGATGTAAAACCGAAGATATCCTTGCCATAAAAGGACTTAAAATTCAAGATTTATTTAATAAACCACAAAACAATATTTCTCCAATACTGTCGGCCGCTACAGCCAAAAAGATTATAGAATCATACGATTACACCGACGAAAATGGCAAATTGCTTTATCAGGTTTGCCGTTATGAACCAAAGAATTTCCATCAACGTAGGCCGAATCCAAACAAACCGGGAACTTGGTTATGGAATATGAAAGACCAAGACCGCGTTATTTACTGTCTCCCTGACGTTATATCAGCAGTAGCGAGTAATAATCCGGTGTTTATCTGCGAGGGGGAAAAGGCCGTAAATGCCGCTAAATCAATAGGTCTTGTAGCCACATGTTCTCCTGGCGGCGCAGGAAAATGGCGTAATCAATATACTAAATACTTAAAAAATGCAGATTGTATAATCCTTCCTGATAATGACAAGCCGGGCATTAATCATGCTGAACGTATTGCCGCTTCTATTAAAAATGTTGCCAAATCTGTAAAGATTGTTCCTCTTCCTGGTCTGCCAGAAAAGGGCGATATTTACGACTTTATTGAAGCGCGGGACGCTCAAGAACCAGATGCAATACGCAATGAAATACTGAATATAATATTAGAATTTAAGCCAATCAATCAACCAAGTATATCAACTACAATAGAAGAATTTTACTACGATAAATACTCAAAAGAATATCTCTTATGCAATAAACGTAAGTCATGGCTTTCGTTATCCGAATCTCAATTCAGAAAAGAATTGGCATATCGCGGCATGAGAACGCGAACAGAAAAATGCGAAAATGTGTCTGAAGTGGACGAATTTATAATAAATCTTCGTAATACCCGCGATGTTGACTACGCCGGCCCGTTAGCTGGATATAATTCAGGACTGTATGAAATGAATGGATACCGCGTTCTGGTAACAGAATCTCCATCAATCATAACATCGGGCCACGGAGAATGGAATACAATTAAATCATATATATCAGGCCTTTTACGCGATGAACAGTATAATCAAGAGCAGTATTTGTTCGGATGGCTTAAAATCGCTTACGAATCGTTAGTATCAGGAATCCGACGTCCAGGGCAAACAATGGCAATCTGCGGCCCTCATAACTGCGGAAAATCGTTGTTACAGTTGCTTATCACTGCCATGCTTGGCGGTCGTTCTGCTAAACCATACGCTTACATGACGGAAAAAACGGACTTTAATGGCGAGTTATTCACCGCCGAACACCTTTGTATTGAGGACGAACCGGCAAGCACCGACCTTCGCACTCGCCGCTCCTTCGGCGCGCAAATCAAGCAAATAGCCGGATGCGAAACCCAGCGATGCCACGGAAAACACAAACAGGCTATAACTTTAACCCCATTCTGGCGGCTTTCTATCTCGCTGAATGACGAACCAGAAAACCTCATGGTCTTGCCCCCAATAGACAACAGTATTGAGGACAAGATCATTATACTTAAATCATCAAATTTTGATATGCCGATGCCGTCGGAAACAAACGAAGAACGCACCGCGTTCTGGAATACGTTAGTATCTGAACTGCCGGCGTTCGTCAATTTTCTCTCTCAATGGCAAATACCAGAGGAAATCAGAAGCAGACGTTATGGAATAACCCATTTCCACCACAACGACATTCTGCACGAAATAGACGCGCTTTCTCCTGAATTCCGCCTGCTCGCCATCATTGATAAAGACATCTTTGGCGAAGCAATACCCACTACATGGACCGGGACCGCCGAGGACCTTGAAACACACTTGACCACAAAGGGCGACATGCAATATGAGTCTCGTAAGTTACTCTCGTGGAGCAACGCCTGCGGCACATACCTCGGCCGCCTCGCAAAAAAATATCCACTGCGTTTCGCACAAAAGAGAACAATGAAAAATCGTATTTGGACTATTGAACCAGCCACCCTCCAGGCTGACGAAGAATAACAAATCTCAATAGCCGAATCGCACGAAAACACCCGCCAGTAGACGTTATTGTGTCAATAACACGCTTCCGTCCCGGCGGCGGCTATGACACCATGACACCCACCTATGACACCATGCTTCCAGAGGGTGTCATGCTTAAAATCCCCGCCAGTATTGCGTTTTAAGCGGCTTATGACGCATGACACCCTATTTCGTGGTTTAGGCCATAAAAACTATAATTCTGCCCTCTTTTTATATGATTTTACTCTTATTTTCTTTTGGTAGATTTCTACATATTTAAAATATGGTGTCATGCCGTCATAACAGCGTTTTTAGTCAATAGTATCAGGCCTCAAAGCATGACACCATGCCCAAAATGAGGGTGTCATGGGTGTCATACAGGGTGTCATACCATCCTACAAAATTTTACCAAAAATCTAGGGGAGACAGATACTATATATACATAAAATACGGGCGGGATGGCCAAACCGGCATGGCATACCCCACCCCGCAATCATACACAAACCACGCCAGGCGCGACAGTTTGACTCTATTTGACGTTCGCGATCATGCTATTTTTGCATTCGCGCTTGTGCATTTTGTTCGCACCTAACAACTTACGTTATTTGCCACACGAAAAAAATAGTAGACATAACATTTATTATGCGACTCAACTTATATAATTACATAACAATCAATGATTTACGATGGCAGGATAAAGACGTATTATGCGACGTTACAAGGGCAACGCATTATAACGATCTTGCTATAATTATAACGATCTTGCTATCCGGGTTTCTCACGTTTGCAAAATTGATTATCATTCTTGCGAAAATGACAGTAAAAAACGGGTGTAACCCGCCATAAAAAATATCCCATGGGAAAAATTATCTTACGTAATCATCGCTCTTGTAATAGGTTGCATAACAATACCCGCGCCTGGTGGCGGAGTTGGCATGGTATATGCTCTATAAGGTGGTGCTGGCGCAAGGTGTGCTGGCCGCGCCCCCGGCGGAATCCGGGGAATCAGTGGAAGGACGAACTATGAAACATAAATATACAGTAGAGAGCAGAGACGGGCAAATTGATTGCGGGCACAATCACCAGACGGTTGAGGCGGCCATAAAATGTAGGTCAAAATTATTAGATGATGCCCGGTTTTACGAGGCAATAATACTGCGGGACGGTGTACGCGCAAACGGGATCGGCTTATGGGCAGATGGTGAGCCTAATTATTAACAGTGACTGGGTCAAAAATAATTGTTGACGCAATGTTACATTTTTGTTATATTGCTTTAAAAGTTTCAATCCGCGCATAGTTGTGGAATAGCAAGCAAGGAGGAAATAATGCAATTAATAATAAAAATAAATCTTGATAATGAAGCATTTTTTGAAAATGCTGGCGAAATTGACCGGATATTAAATCAATACGTAATCGGGCAAATTGCGGATGATTATGACCCCGAAATCAGAAAGCCATTGCTGGACATGAATGGAAACGTGGTAGGAATTGTCAAAATTACTCATTAACAGCCCGAAACGCGCCGCCCCCGGGCGCGTCCGGCGGTAAATTGCCGCCACTGATGAGGGACAGGAATCCTAGAAGGAGAAAAAAAAATGAACAACGATAACTTGGGCAAAATGGTAAAATGCAAGTTTGCCGGCAATTTGCCAGACTGCGACAAATGCCCACACGCGATCACACATGAAAAACGGGTGGAATGCATGGTCCCGCGTGATACATGCGTAAACGTTGACACGTATAAACATGAGGAGTCGGGGAATTGTCGCCCGAGGGAATAATCAACCGGCCTTCGGGCCGGTAATGCGGCCCGCCTAGCATAGTGTCAGGCGGACGGTGGCAAGCCCGATAAACGCAGAGTCAAGGAGATAAAAAAATGAACGGGATTGCACAAAAACGAAAACTGACGGCGGCGGACATAACGCCAGACATCAAAACGGCTGTCAACGCGGTCTTATTGGCGCGGATATATGCCAAAGTTAAGCGGGCCGATGTTGACAAAATTGAGCGGGCTGTTTTGGCTGAAGCTCCGTTGACAAATGGCCTGGAAGTGGAACACGGCCTGCCAGCGCGGATGATAACCGAACCAAAAGAAACCTATCTTTGCACGGACAAGGAAATTTTGGCCAATTACTATGCGGAAGTCAACAAGCACGAACGGCAGACGGGAATCAAGCCGGACACAATGCCAGATGATTGCGACCCGGCTTGCTGCGCGGAGGAGGTTTTGCGGACAGCGCAACACCTTTTGATCAAAGCCGCTGAACCCGTTTTTGATGCAACTCTGTATCAATTACTTTGCGCCGGTCTGTACAAATACCGCGAATATATTAATCTACTTTGCGGCCTGGTTGTCAATTTGCCGGACTTCAAAAACCCGTTAAAAGAAGCATAACAACAACATCCCGGCCATTTGGGTAAATAAGGAGATAAATAACATGAAAAACGGAGTGAGCATAAATTTTTTGAACGGGCAAAAAAAAGTATTATCCGAATTATGTAGTGTAAGAAAGCAAACTCGCAAAAATCGTGAAAGATATTACGCGCAAATAGAACTTTTGGAATATCTGATAAAAATCGCAGAAAAGGAAAATTAAGAAAAAAAGGAAAACATGAACACAGAAACGAAACACACGCCGGGGCCGTGGGTTATAGCGTGGGATTATGATGGCGGCATCTACCCGTTACACACTAATCCCAAGGCCATACCAAATGGAGCGGCAATCTACAAACCATGTATTGCGCGCGCGGAAAGGCGACAGGACACCCGGCTGATCGCCGCCGCGCCGGAATTGCTGGAGGCATGCAAATATGCGTTAATTATGTGCCAAAACGGACATACGGCCCAGGAATATTATGATTGTGCAAGTAAATTGAAGTCCGCAATCGCAAAGGCGGAAAGGGGGCAGGAATGAATCACGGCAACTTGCCCGAACGAATGAAGACGGGAACGCAAATTATCATCAACGGCCATGTCCGGGCAGTGGTGCGGGCGGGCCAGGATGACGACGACTGCCCGCTTTACCGGCTCCGGCATCCGGGCGGATTGACCGGAAACGGGGTCTGGACCGTAGATGCTTTGAACCAGATGGAGGCAAAATTACATGAATGAACAAAACAACAACGAAATCGGTATGCAATGGGGACGGGAGGGTCTGCACGTGGAACGGGGCAGGCGAGAAATCGCTGTCCTAGATTGCTACGATCTGGCCGTCCTGCATATTACCTACGGCGATAACCTGGACACTACGCCGGAGGGTTGGTATAAAACCAAGCGGGAACGGGTGCTGGACTGGCTACGGCAGACAAACGGAGGGCGGCAGGTGTGTCAAGGAGGGGGGAAACCCGATAAGCCCATATAAGGCATTTTAACAGGTGTTTTTTAATGTGAAGAGGGCAAAAAAGTGAATGAAAACAGGAAAAACAACAAAAACGATGGTTATTGCGGCATTTATCTGCGCTGTCCTCGGCATCCTAGCCGGGGAGGTGACTGCCAGCGGCCAATCTGCGACATATTACGCCAATTTGAAGGGGAACGGGGCCACGAACAAACATGCGCTTGGGTGCGGCACGGCCTTGCAAGGGTGTGTGTCCGTTTCCGACGACTCGTTAGAGCGGTTGCTGGACGCAATCGCCACCGTGGAAAGCGGCGGCAGGGCGGGGATCATGGGCGACAACGGCAGGGCGGTGGGAATGTATCAGTTGCACGCGGTAACCGTTAAGGACGTCAACCGGCGGTGCGGCACGGTCTATAAATGGCCGACGGACTGCCTAAATCCTACAACGGGGCGGGAAATTGCGCGAAAATATTTGCTTATGTATGCTCGGCCAGGGGCGACGCTTGAGACGCTGGCCCGCAATTACAACGGCGGTCCGCGTGGATGGCAGAAGGCGGCTACGGAGAAATACTGGCAGAGAGTCAAAACTGCGATAAAAATTCAGGGAAAATAATTCTTTTTTTTTGTTGACATAATGTTCCAGTTTTGTTATATTCGTTCTCAAAAGAAAGGAAAGGACTATGAGCAAAAAAGACTTTGAACTTTTGCATATTCGCTTGCCAAAAAAATTACTACGAATGATTGACGTTGAGCGGCAAAAATACTTGAGGACACGGACGGAAATTATCCGCGAGTGGCTTTGGGGGAAGTGCCTCGCCGCGCCGAAAACTAGGGAAGATGAACGATGAGCTACGAACTTGAACTCAAAGCCGACGAACGCGCCGTGGAGCAGGAACGCCGCTTACCAGTGGACACGCACGGCGATTTTATCACCGAGGACGATATAAGGGAATGGCATCGTGCAAAAAGAAAATATACCATTCCGGCGTGGTTGAATTGGTTGATCGGTGGTAAAAAGTAAGTGAAAATAAACCAAATAGGAGATAGAAGATGAACGAGAAAAAAACGATCGTAGTTGACGGGATTGAGTATGTTCAAAAGAAAGCCGTGTCCGACAAATATTATATCGTTAGAACATATTCCGCCGGTGTTTTCTTCGGAGAAATTATTAAACGTGAAGGACAAGAAGTTATGATGCGTAATGCGAGACGGATATGGTATTGGTCAGGAGCCGCCAGTCTTTCGCAGTTGGCAATGGAAGGAACGAAGAACCCTTCTCAATGTAAATTCCCCTGCCCTGTGGACGAGATAATTCTTACTCAAGCCATTGAGATTATCCCTTGTACAGAACAAGCGATTAAAAGCATAAACGAGGTGAAAATATGGAAAGAGTAACTTCTGGCTCTGGCTATGGCTCTGGCTCTGGCTATGGCTATGGCTCTGGCTCTGGCTATGGCGATGGCTCTGGCTA